CCTACGAACTTCGCAATGGCTGCTCCTGCTGAAGAAAGTTCACGACCATTTTCGATTGTCTGCTTGATAACTGCAAAAGCACTGTTGGCAACCATTAGCATTTCAAGCATGATGTCACCTCAATAGTAAACCTGCCATCATAACAATCATAGTACCTGCTGTACCAATCATTATATGTTCTATACGTTTGATGCGAAGTATAGTTTCTTTCCATCTCTCAGCACATACTGCTTCATGTGTATCTATCTGTGCTTTTACATCTGATGCCTTGACCATTTACTATTCCTTTGGATACTTATCTTTGATAATTTTAATTTCAGCTTTCCAAGAATCGATACCATCGTGGTATATTTTATCTAGCTGATCACCTATAGATGGATACTCTGCTACTCTTTTCTCTACATATGTCATGTTAGCAATTCTATCTGCTTCTGCTTGAGCTTTGGCATCTGCTATTGCTTGTTTTTCTGTTGCATGTTTATTTTCAAAATCAAAAGAAGATATATCTGTTATCGTTGCATTTGATGTACCATCGTTATACTCAATTTCTCCACTTGTACCATCCCATTGAATAGCATGGATATTAGAAGCAATACCATAATTTGATGAATCTACTTGTTCCCCATCTATAATTAATTGTGATTTAGCTTCTTCACCATCTTTGATATATGTTATTTTAGCCATCTTTAATCTCCTATTGTGCAAAGTAATACCAACCAGTAGCTATGTATTTATTATGTGTGTAAACTGGATTACCTCTGTGTGTATGTGTAAATGATGATGGGAAAAAACAAACAGAACCCTTTTTTGGTTTAATTTTTATACCATATTCTAAAAATTCTGTTTCGCCTTCGCCATCAGGTAAGTCATTTAAATATATTGTCCATGTCAAAAGTCTATTTGATGCTTCACCAACATCATGTTCACAATGCCAAATATGAAACCCACCTTTTGGTGGTGTCCTTTGCACTTTAATTCTATGGCTATAATATTGTTTCATTTCTAATGATGGAAATTCAGAACCATATTTTTTTAAACCTTCATCAAGTATCATGTTTGTTTCTTTTTGTAGGTCTTGCGTATTATTTCTAGGTTCACAAAAAAACAAGGCAAAATCTTTTCTGTTTTCTGTTCCACTATTTGTTACAATTCCATTTAAACCATAATCTCGTAATGATGAATTAGCATATATCCTTTCCCAGGCTTCTATCATCTTATCGCAATATTCATCTGAAGCTAAATTTTCATAGGTTCTAATAAAAGTTAAGTCGTTTACTTTAGTCATGTCATTCATCTGTTTATCATTGCCTTATTTTTTATTTCTAAGTACTTAGAAAGCTCTAATAAATTTTGGTTTGACTCATTTGCTTTTACCATTTCATTTCTAAATGATTCTATAGCACCACCAGTTTGTCTAGCTTGCATAGCATTTTCTACTAACAACATAGGCAACCAAGCCATAGAACAAGCATACTCATCTACTTCTTTACCATCATTTGGATTTGTACCTTTCATTTGTACAAACCATGCACACTTAAACTGCTTACATTTTTTAAAGTTATTAAGTGGGCAGTTGTCTTCTACTTCTATTTTCATACTAGTCCTTATTAGCTATAATGAAATCTACATAGTTTACATTAATTGATGCAGTAGATGCACCAACTGCTAAGTTACCTGCTGTTACATTACCACTAAGGCTACCACTTAAATTATGCCCGTGATTGTGTGCACCGCCACCACCAGTATTACCAGTACTTACGTTAGCTTGTGCACCAAAATTTCCAAATGTCTGACCATCTGGTATACCACCACCACCTGCATTTCCAGTGCCTTGCTGAAAGTATGTTAAATTATGTGAGTGTGATGGTATTTGACTTGTTGTTAATGTTGTATTTGATATGTTTCCACTTATACTAACAGCTAAGTTACTGCCCGGATTACCACTAACAGAACCACCTGCGACAGATGGTGTTCCAAAAGCAGTACTAAATGCAGAACTACCACCAGTGCCAACAGTACCAGTTACAATCCTAAGTGCTTTATCATTATGAGTTGTTTGCTTTGTCCATCCAGTTGGTGCTGTTGTTTGTTGAAATAACATTGAAGTACCTGATGGAAATGCTTCGGGTGCATTGGTAGTAACAGTTAAAGTGTTAGTTCCAGTATTATAACTAGTTGTAGTGTCACCACCACCTGCAATAGTAAGAGTATTACCACTAGATATTGCTTCACTTGTGCTACCATCACTAATTGTCCAAGATGAGTAATTGTCAGCACTAGATGCAATACCATCTAGCTTTGAACCATCAGATGCTACATCTCTGCCATCTACTGTGCCTGATACGACTACGTTGCCTGTTACGTCAATGCCTGTTGAAGTGGTGGCTAGTTTAACTGAGTTGTCGTGATAAAGCCAAACAGCACCATTATCATTTACAATAAGTCCATTTTCGCCATTAGATGCTTGAATCTTCGTTTGTGTACCACCTCTTAAAATTAAAGCACCGGTGCCAACATCATTAACATAGCTATCACTACCATCGTGGTAAATCTGTAAGTCAGACCCTGCACCAAAGTTAGCCTTTACGTTATCACTAAAAGTCAAGTCACCTGATGTCTTCGTATCAGCTGCATCACTTCGTAAGAACTGTGTACTGTCAAGGCTATCAAGAGTAGCGGCATCAATTCCTAAAGCATCTATATCAGCTTTTGTTTGGTCTGCCGTTGCACCACTTTCAATGCCATCTAGTTTTGTGCCATCGACTGATAAGTCTCTACCATCTACAGTTTGTGAACCTGAAAAAGTAATGTTACCAGTCATTCCACCACCACTAAGAGGTAAGAAACCTGATCCTGCTGTAACACCTTGCTCCCAAGCTGATCCAGTATAAACCTTTAATGTTGATGAGGTAGTATTGTAGAATAAATCTCCAGTATCAAGGCTAGTTGTTGGATCAGTTGAGCCTATACGATAGGTATCAGCAAAGCTATTTACTGAAGCTAAGTTGGTTGCAACAGTATTAACATTTGTTATTGAGCCACCTACAGAGTTCACATTACTTATAGACCCTGCGACTGTATTTATATTACTTGAATTACTGTTTACTGAATTAATATTAGTTTCGTTACTAGCTACAGCATTTACATTAGATATATTAGTAGCTACAGAATTAACGTTTGTTATTGCACCTGCAACAGTGCCTATAGTATCTGTGCCAGTAAGATCAGTAGCTATTGTTCCTATGTTTGTTGTATCACCTGCAACTGTCGTTACGTTAGCTGATATACCTGCCACTGTGTTTACGTTAGCAATGTTTGTAGCCACAGTTCCTATATCAGTTGCATCACTTGCCACAGCATTGATTGCAGTAGTATCTCCTGCAACTGTGTTTATGTTTGCAGCATTTCCTGCTACTGAAGTAACATTAGCTGATATTCCTGCTACAGTGGTAACATTGCCTGATATTCCTGCGACTGTCGTTACATCACTAGACACACCTGCAACAGTTGTTACATTTGTTTTTATATTTTCTACAGCCGATACATCAGTCGATATGGCTGATACAGCACTTACGTCACTGCTTATTCCTGCTACTGTAGATATATTTGAAGCAATCCCTGCAACTGTTGATATGTTGTTTGTAGGACTAATCTGTCCTGCAACTGTCGTTATGTCTGCATCAACAGCTTGAACAGTTGTTATATCAGCTATATTTCCTGCAACAGTTGTTATGTTCGCATCATTGTCAGCAACAGTTGTAACATCTGAGCTAATACCTGCCACTGTAGTAACATCAGAACTAACTCCTGCTACTGTAGTTACATTAGCACTTACCCCAGCTACTGTTGTTACGTTAGAGCTTATACCTGCTACTGTATTTACATTAGCTATGTTTGTTCCAACTGTATCAACATTGCTTATGCTATTTGCTACTGTATCTATCTCTGAAGTAGCTTCATTTAAATCATTAGCGACTGTTTCTAACTCAGATACAGCCTCATTAAGATCATTAGCAACTGTAATTACATCTGCAATGTTTGTAGCTACTGTATTAACACTAGCTATATTTGTAGATACCACACCTATATCAGACTCATCGGCAACAACTGCTGCTATATTAGCTGTAATACCTGCAACTGTAGTCACATTAGATGCAATACCTGCCACTGTAGTTACATTGCTAGATATACCTGCCACTGTTTGAATAGCATCTGTTGAATCAGTACCATCTTCAATATCAGCTAGTGTAGAGATATCTGCTGTTATCTGTGCTAGTGAACTTACATCTGCTATTGTAGGCCCTGCTTCTACTGCACCAGTAGTAGCATTGAAACCAATAACCTTTCCAAGCCTATCAGCTTTTAAAGGCAACTCCATTGAAACAGCATCATCTGATTCCTGCAATCTTAATGCTCTTGATGCATCATCATTAAAGTCTGATTGTATTGCTGTAAGAGTATCTAGCTCTGTATTTAATTTAGCTATCTCAAATGCACCTGCACTTGGAAAGTCAGTAGTACGTGCTAGTGGAACTTCTCTAGTTATAACAACAGTACTACCACCTGCAGCACCTGTAAC